TTCTTTTTGGATACCTCTTTAAGTTTATTGAACAATTCTTTAAGTTTGTCTTCTTTTTTCACTTTGGGCTCTTTTACCTCTTCTACTTCTGACTTTATTGGAGTCAATCCGTCTACGTTAACGCCTTGATAGAACATTCCGGTCGAAGCTTTGATTAGGGCTTCGATTTTACCGTATTTGTCTTTCTTAAAACCGTCGATTCTAACTTTGTTTCCTCTCTCGTCTTTTACCTCTTCTCCAGTCTTAAAAGAGTGGCCTTGATTATTAAATACCGGCTCTTTTATAGCTTCTTTGTGTTCTTCTACTCTTCCTCCCATTTCGTGCTCAATGACATTTATTTGTCTTGAGATTTGTAACGGTTGTCCTTGTTGGTCAGTTACTTCCAATTCTAAGTATAAAGTACCACCCTTAATATCTTTTACAGTTCCAGATTCGCAGCCAAATGCTTTTCTATCTTTCTCCGGTAATGGAACAGATTGCCCGATACCGAATCTATGATGAGTGTCCTCTGTTAACTTAACTTTTTTTTTAAATAGATTGCTGAATAAGCTTTCTACGATCTTCTCTTTTTTGGTTTCTGGCATTATTTCTGTAATACCTTTAGCCTTTTTAGCGTGGTAAGTCAACTCTTTAACACCCTTTGGCTTGCCTTTCTTATTTTCTGTCTTTGGTGCGCGTTGACCTTTTAAAGTCTCTTGGCCTTTGATTTTTGTCATTGGCTGACCTTCGTGCTTTAATCCTTTGCTCACTGGCTCCATTTGACGCTTAGCATCTTGTTTTTCGATATCTTTGGAGTTCATGAATTCCTCCTCTCTATAAGCCATTGGATCCGCTGCCATTTTTCTAGCAACTTTCTCTCTAATTTTAATGTAAGTAGGCTCGTCAAAATTACGATCTCCCAACTTGTTTAACTCTGCGTACATTGCTCTTTTAAATCTGTAAGGATTCAATTTGTCAATGATTGCAACCACTTCTTTGTCGTCTTTTGCCCATTCCTGAATAATGCTCTTGTTTTTAAGCATTTGCTCAGCATCTTTGAAAGACGTTAAGTTTGTGATAAAAGGTAGGTTGTTATCTCTACGTACTTCGTACAAGAATTTAGATTCTGTGATCTTGCCTTCCTTTAATTGTTTGTATAAATCTACTGTTGTCATACTGATAAATATTTAACTATCGTCCTTGGCCTCTGTAAACCTTTGGTTTTGGACTGTGTTTGTTGTAACTCTTCTTTCCGCCCTCTTGACCTGCTTTTCTTTTTCCGAAAACTAATTTCTCACTGCTTCCAGTAACTTTTGGTTTTGCCATTAATGTAAACTTTTTATTTTTTTATAAGCTTCAGCAACCTTTGTTTTTAGTTTTTCTATTGATTTCTTTGTGTGAGATTTAGCTTCGTAGTATGGTCCGTTTGGAAATTCTTCTTTTAATCTAGCCGAGTAGTCCAATATCTTGTTCGCCTCGTCTAGTTTCTTTCTTACTAGCTTAATAGCCTCGTTGTATTGTTGATTTTCGTCCCTAGTTTTAGTCTCTTTCTTGAATCTATTGTAGTTTTCGAATAATTCTTTGTATATAAAGCCTCCCTTAGTTGGTCTGTTAGGTATTTTAGGCGCTGCAGTCCAACCCCATTTGTCTTTAACGTAATTCTTAGCTTTACCGGATACCAATTTGGGCTCAACGTCCTTTGGATCTTTTGTCTTCTTTTCTTGAACCGTAGTTTGAGTGCCTTGGTATCTTTGAGAGTAGTCTTTAGACTCTTTCTTTGTCTTTTTAGTGTAAGGACCTGCGTATTTTTTCTTTGGAACGTCCAAACCTGGAGCGTATTGTTCTCCGGTACCCGCTGTAAAACTTGCGCCGGTACTAGTTGCGGTGCCAAAGTCCTCTTTCAACGCGCCTTGCTTTGGTTCGTATCCCAAAGTAGTGTCAGGTCTCATTTCGTTCTTTATCTCTATGTAGTCCATAGGTTTGCGAATGTATTGAGATGCTTGGTCTACGAATGCGTCGAAATCATCGTTCTTCATTACGTAATAACCCGATCCTGATGCGTCTATCGGTCTAAATTTCTTCTTGTAATCGTTGTTCAATAAAGTAACTAAGCCTTCGTTGCTAAGCGAGAAAACGACGTCTGGATGTTGGTCTTCGGACAACATTTTTTGCGTCATGAATTGAAGTGACCAGGCTTTTTTCATTACTTAACTGATTTTAATTCGTCTATTAAATCGTAGTATTGTAAGATGCTAGTGATAGTTTCGTCTTTAACTCCAATGTTTTCTTTGATTGGTGATATTAGCTTAATTACCTCGTTTAATTTGATCGAAATTACTGGACTTTCTACTGTTTTGGATAAAGAGATCAATTCTTTCTTGATAGAAGACAATCTTTTGTTCAAAGACTCTTTTAGTGTAGTTGTGTCGGAAATGCTGGCGATGTATTCTTTTAATAGTCCCTTTTGCTTAGAAGAAAGAGTTCCGTATTTGTCGTTAAATTTCTCTACCAAGATTTTGTAGGTCATTAATCTGATCTCCTTGTCTTCCTTCATTAACTCTTCTACCAAAGAAGCTGGAACTTTCTTGTTCTTGATGTCTTCTTTGCTGATTCTTTCCAATAATGTTATTTTATTGGCAACAAGCTGTTTGGTATCCGCCTGTTTTGAATGTTGAGACTCGAATATCGTGTATATTGAAGCGTAGCATTTGTAATTGTCAACTTTGGCCTTAAAAAACTCCTCTAGTCTGTAGCTTCTTTTGATTTCTTTGATTAAGTTATATTTTAATCTGTTCGTAGTTTCGAAATCGATCTTTTTGTACTGATCCATTACTGTAGAGATAAGTACTTCTGCCTTTGATTCTGTCAATTTTTTACTAGTGACTAAACTATTGTACAAGTTGTACTCTTTACCAAGATCCGTATTGGTAAAGTACTTCTTAAGTATTTTTACCGCTTTGGAATCTTTGTTTTCTAAAAGATCAGCTGTTGTCTGTCTAACTAGTAATTCAAAGAGAATCCCAGTGTTACGGTATTTAGAATGTTTTACTGCCATAGTGTTTGTAAATCGGCTACCAATAAATATGTTATTATTTTTCTAAGTCTTCTATAATGTTACTTTCGTCCAAGGTAGTGGATTCAAACAACGTTGTCTTCCTTTTAGGGAACATTTTCTTTAGGTCCTTTTGGTATTGGGCAAATAAGGCTTTTGTGCTAGTCGTATTCTCTAAATTCAACGGTCCGCCCTTAAATTTAGGCATAAAGCTGTCCTCTCCGGTCTCTGCGTTTGACTTAAGATCGTAAGCGCCCAATCTATCGCGGCCAAATGGAGAATCGTCGGTAGCGTAAGTAGATTTGTACTTCTGAGGTCTTCCATGAACTTTAGTAGGTCTGTTTGGATCCAACTCATCGTATCCTGAAGGTACGTCTAGACTGCCGTCTTGTTTACCGCCGTACAAACTAGCCAATTGGTGAGGCGTACCGAATGCTTGGCCTGTTTCTACAGGATCGTTTCCTTCCTCTTGAATTTGTTTGTATCTAAACTTGCGTTTTTGGTCCTCGATAATCATGTCTTCCATTTCGCTATACTCATCTTCAGAGATATGGAATACGTTCTTCCAGATATAGTCTCTTGGTAAGCTAGCTGCTTCTGAAGCTTGATTAAGTAAGTCGACTTTCTCTTTCAACATGGACAATCTTTCTTGTTCGTATATGATTGAAGGTCCGGTCAATGCTAATTGGAAGTTTGCCACAGATTCGTCTTCGTATCCATTGGCGTACAAGTGTACTAATGCGATCTTCTTAAGCTCTGACACTATAATTCTTTGGATTCTTTCGATCGTTCTAGCAAAACGAATATCTTCAGCGGCTAAAGTTGCTTTACCGGTTAAGTCCTTTTCGTATCCCATGAATGCTTTAGGGATCTTTAACGCTGCGAATACTTTTTCTCTGAAGTATTGTACGTCTTCGATGCCGTTGTAAGTCAAACCAGGTATTGTATCGATTCTTGTAGTGTCTCCGTTACCTCTGAACGGAATAAAGTAGTCCTCTAGCATGTTTTGTACGTTGTACATCATGTTGTATTGACCAGTAGAAGGGTCCACTAACGGAGTCTT